CGATGTGATGTATCCATAATTCAAAATGTAATACGCCGCACCATAAGACACCTGAGATTGGCTGAAGCCCAGCGGTGAAGTAACCGAGATCCGGCAGTAAAGGGTCGCGTAAATGGTGACAACATCCGTATCGGTTTTTGTGAAGCTGATTGGATTGCCTTCAGCGTCTTTGAGTAGAGCGTGGGTCACCAGCCGGTTATAGCCTCTGATGCCAACTTCTGTAATGGTCTCGCCAACAGCCGTGCTGGGTGAAAGCTCGATCTTCTCCTTAATATAACCCGAGTCACTTGAATAGACTTCTTCCACACGAGTGGAGCTGACCTGGGCAATCTGTGAAAAGAGAGAGGTTCTTGTCGGTGAAAGCTCCCCGGTACCACGACCGTAGCAGATGTAATCGAACGGACTTCTCCTGTCAGAGATGATCTGGGTCCACATTGCGCTCAGCACCATATTATAGGCAGTGCCTATCAGGCTCTCTTTTCCCGAGCGTATGTCTTTGACATACACTTCAAATTTATTGTGAAGCTTGACGCTTGCATTAAAATTCATACTATCCCTCCTGGACTATAATGGATTAGTCCCGACTTTAATCAGGTCAACAGCGACGATGGCCAGCACAGCAGATATATTTTCATCACCGTACACACTTGAAAAAGTACACTGAATAAAGCTGATGCTTGTCAGACTCAAGGTCGGCTCGATAGTTTCCGTGAAAGAAGGCGGTTCGCCGGTTGCTAGGACTGAGAAACTGCCAAATTCTGGCTTACAGCATTCGGAGTGGTAAGAGTTGATACCCCCAAGGCCGTTATAGGTAACCGTCCAGCTGCCAACACTCACCAGTGTATTTGCTGTCGTTAGCTGAAGTATTCTGCTCCCTGACTTAGCAACAGCCACAATCGTGTTGTTTGCGATGGTAAAACATTCAGGACAGTTTGGGACTTCATAAAGATCCGTGTCGTATTCAATCTCAATCAAATTGTCATCCATGCGTTTTGCGCGGACGATTGTAGGAACAAAACCGATGATCACATCAAACGGACAGAAGTTTACCTTGCCGAAGGTGATACTGGAATCAACACGCTCCGTCTGCTTCAGATCGGTGTAAATGATCGGGATCAGTTTGACTTCATTCAGAGATAACGCCGCATGAACGTTCTCTGGGATAATGGCCATTCCAGACCAGTTACGCTGGGTGATAATCCACTGGATGTCCCCGTTTGTCTTTTCAATGCTAAATCCGAGCCGGTAGTCATTGGTCAAAAACAGGTTTAGATGTACTGCGCCTGAAACAGAAGGCAGCACTCTAGCGATTTCCCAGATGACTGTGCCATCAGCTTGCCTGCAGTAGTTGCGGTACCAGACGGTCCCATCGGTCTTGATGTAACCGACGACAATTCCCTGATCAAGCTCAGCAGAATATTGATTTCGCCATGCCCGGATGGCCCGTACATAGCTGACGCCAGTATCGAGCTGAGAGAGGGTGGTTGTGTCATCCCATAGCTGACGCCACAAAATGCCGGAGGAGTCCACCCAAAATATCCACGGCTTTTCATCCGTCACCAAGCGCCATACACCGCGATACCGCTGCCAGTTACCGTCAAAGGCAAGTGCTACGGATGATCCACTGCCCAAGGTGAACTGATCCTTCCAGCCCTCCTTGAAGGTGTCCGGATACTCCCTGATTGATGTCCCGACCACACCGTTATCAACATGAATTTCATAGATTCTATTGGGACGGCCATAAGCCTTATAGCGTCTGGGAGCAACGCTGACATCCCCAAGTCCGGTCTTTTGACGGATAGTTTCAACGGTCCAGTAATCTGAGTCCATGATAGTCGATCTAGCCCGGCTTACCTGGATGCTCATTTGTGGTGCAGCCTTATTGGCCGGTGTCTGCTGATCGCTCTTAAGCTTTTCTTCCATCAAGGAGTTCACGCTTCTCATAGCGCCACCTCCTCTTTAAGGACCATCCTGAACTTGCCTTCAAAAAGGCTTTTATCCTTGTTTCCGTGGGCAAAGTTAATACGTTTCCATGCAATTTTATCCTCAGCGTACACAAGATACTTCTTGTCAAGAAAGATCAGCACCAGCGGTGTTCCCTGATCAATCAAGCTGTTTAGTTTTTCAGCCTGACTGAAGGTTGACACGATGGTGCCTTCCATACTTTTAAGGGCACTACCAACAATCTGAACATGGTAGCTCCCGTCTAGCAGCCTGTTTACTTGCCGGTTTGAGGAATACTCTATCGGGGAGATTTCCTTAAGAATCCTCGACAAGACTTCGCCTGTTGATGTTTCCAGTCGTATCATCAGATTCTCGCCTCCCTCCTGAACTGATCCATAATGATTTCAACAACGCCAGTGAGTTCTTTTTTGCTGTTAATTCCACGAACTTCGATGACACCGGTGTGCTCGACGATCGATTTTGTAACATTTGGTAGACCGGCCCCGCTACCTTTCATATTGAAGTTTGTGTCCATGTTAAAGTCGGTGGGGATAGCTGTTTGCATGTCCTTTGTGACCTTGCCCATGACCTGGTCAAAGCCGACCCCGATACCTGCGCCCATATTCTCACCAATTCCAGCAAATACAGTGGAAGGTGAATGAATACCGAGCAGGTCTTTTGCCCCATCAACAATGCCGGAAAAGAAGCCACTGACTTTATCACTGATCCAAGTGCCCATGGATTTGATACCATCCCATAGGCCGGTAACGATGTTCTTGCCAATCTCAAATACAGCACCTACAGCTTTGCCCAGCCCAAGAACTAGAGCTGAGATAATTTGGGGTAAGGATGCAACAAGCTGTGGTATTGCCTTGATGAGTCCTGCCGCAAGCTGAATGGTTAGCTGTATACCCATTGAAATGATGGCGGGCAGGTTATTGGTGATGAAATTGATGATGCTCGTAATAATTTGAGGCAGTGCAGCAATCAGCTCTGGCAGTGCGTTCAGTAATCCCTCTGTCAATCCCTTGATAATTGCGAAGGCTGCCTCGAGGATTTTATCCATGTTATCGAGCAGCACCTGAACGATCAGGAGAATTGCCTCAACGATGGAAGGAATTAGTTCTGGTAGAGCCTCCGCAATACCCAGAGCCAGAGTGACGATCATCTGAATCGCAGCTTCAATGATGGCAGGCAGATTGTCGATGATGCCTTGAACCAGTGTAAGGACAAGTTGCAGAGCGCCTTCGGTGATGGCGGGCAGCGCCTCAATTAAACCTTGAAGTAGCGTCATGACGATAGAGGAGGCGCAATCAACGATAGTCGGTAAGTTTTCAACTATAGAGCTCACGATGGCCATGACGATGTCCATTCCAACCTGTATGATCCTTGGGAGGTTTTCCATAATCATGTCCACCAAACCACCGACCGTTCTGCCAATTACCTCGCTGATTTTATCGAAGTCATCGCCAGCTTCAACCAGTCCGGAGGTGAAGTCTCCGAGTAATGAAACTCCGTCATCGGCAAGGGTTTGCAGCTGTGGTAGAAGTACAGTTCCCATCACGCGCTGTGCGGCTTCCGAACCCTGCTTCAGTCTCTGGACAGAATCATCAAAGGCCCCGAGCTTTTCGATGCTTTCTTCGCTTAAAACAGCACCCATCCGTTTTGCTTCATCGGTCAGTGCGGCGATGCCAGCACTACCTTGAGCAATCAGAGGATTTAGCTCTTGCGCGCTCTTACCAAAAATCTGCATAGCAAGAGCGTCCCGTTCGGTCTCGTTTGAGATTTTACCGAGGGCATCGATGGTTTCCCAATATACCGTCTCGCTGTCCCTGAGCTGGCCGTTTGAGTCTGCTACGGAGATGCCCAGTTTCGCATATGCGTCAGCGAACTTTACCGAGCCATCTCTGGCATTCGACATAGATTTTACCTGCTTGGCCATGGACCCGGTTAAGGTTTCCATCGAAACATCGACAAGGTCAGCCGCATAGCTGTAGGCTTGCAGACTTTCTACGGACATACCGGTGACGGTGGATTGTGTCAGCATTTCATCCGCATAAGCGGCAGCTTCTACCGTCATGTCGACGAGTGCTTTGCCCGCCCCAATGGCAGCAGTGCCTATAGCGGTGAAGGCCACACCCATAGCAGCACCGACACCCTTGACGACGGAGCCCAGCTTTTCAAATTTTCCTCCAGCCGAATCGGCATCTTTTCCTGTTTTATCAAGTTCATCACCAAATTGGTCCGCTTGTTTTTCAGCTGCGTTAAACTCGTCGGCGACGCTATCCAGGGCTTTTTCATTGCCCTTTAGCTCACGCTCCATACCATTGAGTTCAGCTTGGGCATTATTGAGTTGAACTGCCCAGGCTTGAGTTCGGCGATCGTTTTCACCAAACGATGAGGATGCATTTTCAAGTGCTTTACGCAGGGTTTCAATTTTATATTTTTGAGCATCGATCTGCTTGGTGAGCACCTCATTCTTGGAGGTGAGGGACTGGACGCTATTTTCGTTTTTGCCGAACTCAGACTCGACCAGTTTCATCTCGGAGCCGAGCACCTTGAACGACTGATTGATGTCAGAGAGGGCTCGTTTGAATTCTTTCTCGCCCTCAACGCCTATTTTTAGGCCAAAGTTATCCGCCATGTTCCCATCACCTCCTTAGATTCCATTTGGTATGATTTCATCGATGTAATACTCACGGGCTGCCTTTGCGAGTCCGTTGAACTGTTTGTAAATCTCCCACTGGTCAAGTAGATGTCCGATTGGCATCAGCCAAACTTCCTGCTCAGAGCGATGAAGGAGGGATACGCCGTAAAAAATCAGTCGGGCAAACAACTCATCGTCGCTTACTCGACCTGTGCGTTTTTTGAGGGTTCATCCTCGCTTTCAACATGGCGCTTCGTTCCTTTATACATGGCGTCCATGATGGCGTTTTTGTACTCCGCGAGCTCGAAGGGAGAGGTGAGAAGCTCGACAGTCTCCTCAGTAAGCAGCTCCCGCTTTTTTGAAGGATTCTGCAAGTTATGGACCAGTACCGACTGATTGGCTAGAAGGGTGATCAGCCAAACAACCTCATCCAGCGCCATCTCAAAATTCTCCGTTTTCATGAGCTTCTCGCCCAAATTAGAAAGACCGCCATATCTCTTGGCGATCTCCTTGGTAGCTTTAGTGGTCAGGAGCATTTCATACTCTTGGCCGCCGATTGATATTCCTGAACTTCTTTCATTATCCATTTGCTATCCCTCCGTTACGGTGTGACGGTGAAAACAGGCTCATAAACCTGCGTGTACCAGCCGGTGATAACGGATGCTGGAACGCTCGCATCGTCCTCATTGGCTTCCGATTTCCACGGATGCTTTCCGTTGCCATCAAGCTTATTTCTTCGCACCACAGTTCCTTCGATAGTCGGGGTGGAAAAGGTGATGCTGTCGCCCTTGGTGGCGAGGTTGGTAGCCGGGATGCCGAATACCACACGGTAAAGCCAGAAGTATCGATATTTACCGTTTGACTTCTTGGCCCTGAAGCCAACAGCCACAGGGGAACCACCATCCTCACTGCCAGACACGACGACGTTATTATCGTCAATCGTTGCTCCGGTAAGGTCCTCAGCCGCCGTCACTCCGATATCGTCAATGCCAAGGGAAAGGGTCCCGCTCTTGAATTCCTTCACGATTTCAGCTGGCCCATCATCGGCATACAGAGTCGCTTCAGCAAGCTCTACAGACAAGTCTGCCTTCATCGCTTTTGCAAGCGGGATGGGCGTGCCGTAGGTTTCATTGCCGCTCAAGTCCTCTGTGATTTTGGCGTAATACAGTTTATCTAATCCGATTGTCGCCATTTGTTAATCCTCCAATTCATAGTTATTCGCCACATCAATGGCGTAATGGAAATAGCCGGTGTCGTCCTCGTGTCCGATGTACCGGCGGTCGGTTATGATGAAATCCGCTTCCAGAAGGAGGCGGACAATTTGGTTTTTGAGAGCCGTATAGCTTCCCTTGTCAAACAGGGATATCCGCGCCTCCTGGATTTCATGCCGGGGTTTATCGTCGGTGTATAGCTCGAACGTATCAACCATCGGCGTGATCACAGCATATTTATCTGGTGCAGGATCTGAAAACACGCCTGTTTCCAGTGGAACGAGGGGTGAGATGATGGTGTTCAGTTCACTGAGAAGGCTCATATTTTCTCAACCTCCTCCTCAAATACCCTGATCATCGCATTCACACAGGCATTTTTACTTGCC